GGGGTACACTTACAAACGTGACACCGACATCTTCAGGAACAACAGGGTTAACAGACTTTGCTGACCTTGCGTTTACATCTGCTACAATTACAGCTCGTGGCGCGTTGATATATAACGACACTGCTGCTGGCGATCCAACAGTTGCGGTTCTGGACTTCGGTGCAGACAAGACTTCGACTACTGGTACATTTACTATTCAGTTCCCAACAGCGGACGCTTCGAACGCTATTATTCGAATCGCTTAAAAACAAAGGGGTTGCCCTATGGCCTTAATCGTCGCCGATCGCGTACAAGAAACCACTAATTCTACGGGGACTGGGGCTTATACTCTGGGAGGCGCGGTTGCAGGTTTCCAAACATTTGCTTCCGTTGTGTCTAACGCGGATACTGTATACTACTCAATTACTGATAACGCAGATTACGAGGTAGGTCTTGGGACTTATGCTTCTAGTGGGGGAACCATTACCCGCACATCGGTGTTCGCTTCATCTAACTCTAACAATGCGGTTAATTGGGGTATAGGAACAAAGAATATATTTCTTACATACCCAGCAGATAAAGCTGTAGTTGAGGATGCGAGCAACAATGTAACCATTGGCAACAACTTAGTTGTGGGCGGTACAGTAGATGGTCGTGACGTAGCCGCTGATGGAACTAAGTTAGACTTTGTTACGGTTACACAGGCCGTCGATCTTGATCAAATGGAAACTGATATTGCCGCACTTGAAAACGGTATGGTCTATAAAGGTGACTGGAACGCAGGTTCAGGTAGTTTCCCCGGTGGGGGCTCTGCTCAGACGGGCTGGTTCTATTACGTTTCAGGGGCAGGTACTGTTGATGGTATATCGTTTACAGTAGGAGACAACATCGTTGCTACTACAGATAATGCGTCTACTTCTACTTATGCGAGTAATTGGTCGAAACACGACCAGACAGACGCCGTCCAAGCCGTTGTAGGTTTAACTGGGTCTGTAACAAAAAGCGGCTTGTTATCTGCACTAAATGTAGAAGACGGTGCAAACGTGACAGACGCGGGTAACGTAAACCCACTAGTGGATTCCCATGTAAATGTCAGCGGTGCAAGCAGTGGGCAGTATCTTGGCTGGAATGGTAGCGATTACGCTTGGTCAGCGGTAGATTTATCAACTAAGTTGAACTTGTCTGGCGGCACTATGTCCGGTGATATAGATGGTAATGGGAACAAAGTCTTATTTGCGAATGTTTATTCCCAAGTATCAGACTTACCAAGCGCGTCTACCTATCACGGTATGTTTGCTCACGTTCATGGAACGGGTAAAGGATATTACGCACACGCTGGAAACTGGATTGTGCTCGCTAATGAGACAACAACACTGGCGCTATCTGGTGGAGCTATGACCGGAGCGATTACTACTAACAGCACTTTCGACGGCCGTGACGTAGCTACAGACGGCTCTAAACTAGATGGTATAGAGTCCGGTGCAGATCAGACAGACACAGCTAATGTCACTGCCGCAGGAGCCTTGATGGATTCTGAAGTTGACGCTGATATTAAGACTTTGTCACTACCTGCTAATACAACTATCAGTGCGTATGGTAAGACATTAGTTGATGACGCGGACGCCGCTGCAGCTAGATCAACTTTAGGTTTAGGTACAGCCGCTACTACCGCAGCTTCCGCATATGCTACAGCCGCTCAAGGTGCTACGGCTGACGCCGCTTTACCAAAAGCCGGTGGGGCTATGACAGGTGCCATTACAACCAACTCGACTTTCGATGGGCGTGACGTAGCTACAGACGGCTCTAAGTTAGATGGTATTGAGACTGGAGCTACAGCAGACCAGACAGTTACCGCAGGTTCTGGGTTATCAGGCGGCGGCACTGGTAATGTAACACTAAGCCACTCGGATACATCTTCACAAAGCAGCGTTAATAACTCTGGTGCTACAGTCATCCAAGACGTTACGCTTGACACATACGGACACGTCACAGGTCTTGGCTCTCACACCCTGACTTTAGCTAACTTAGGCTATACTGGAGCAACAAACGCTAACTACATCACAAACAACAATCAGTTAACTAATGGTGCTGGATACACGACAAACACTGGTGATATCACAGGTGTTACTGCTGGGACAAACCTTAATGGTGGTGGGTCTAGTGGTGGAGTTACACTCAATCTGGATAGTACGATAACGGTGACTACGGTTAATGCAGGTACGGTTAATACCACTTCAGACGAACGTGCTAAAGAAGACATAACGCCGATTACAGGTGCTTTGGATAAGGTTCAACAGTTGGGTGGGTATTCATTTACTCTTAAAGCAACTGACGAGAAGTCTTCAGGTGTTATAGCTCAAGAGGTACAAAAAGTTATGCCCGAGCTAGTTCAAGAAGGTGCTGAAGGTCTTCTATCAGTACAGTATGGCAACATGGTTGGTTTGTTAATCGAAGCAATCAAAGAACAACAAGCTCAAATTGACGAGCTAAAACAAAAACTTAACGGCTAATAGTAAAGGAATACGAAGATGGCTATAAAAGTAAGTAATACTACTGTTATTAATGATAGTAGGGCTTTACAGAATATTGCGTCTGTGGACTCTACTACGGCGGCCTCTATCACGGCGGCTGGNGTTGGTGGCGGTCCGGAGTTATATACAGTTCCAACTTGGGGTAGCCCACAAACAACTTACACTTCTAGTACAACTTGGAATAAGCCGGGTTCTGTTGGTGACAACGACTGGGTTACTTTTTACCTAGTAGGCGGTGGGGGAAGCGGGTATAACTGGGGCGCTAACTTCAGCCAAGGAGGGCATGGTGCGGCGGCGTATATAGTCTGCATACTTGGTAGTGAAATAACTTCTGGAGTAACAATTACTGTTGGCGCTGGTGGCGCTGGTGCAGCAGTTTCCTCACAAGGTAATGCCGGGGGAGACACTAGCATATCTATGGGTGGAAATTCCTTCACTGCTGATGGCGGACTAGCCGGGAGTGGACAACAAAGTAGCTCCTTTGACGCACTCGGAGGGTTTAGACTTGCAGAACAATCGGGTTTTCCGAACGCTATCCCTTTATCAACAGATGTTAATGGTGGTAGTTCAAGATATTCCAGTGGTGGGACATCGAATGGTAGCGTATTTGGCGGTGCAGGCGGTGGTGGCTGGTACTATGGTCAGGCTTTTCCTGCGACTTCTACATACGGCGGCAATGGCGGTGCGTATACTGCGGTTGGTAGTGTCCCTGGAGGCGGCGGTGGTGGTGGACTAGCTAGTGGCTCATATGCTGGCGGTTCTGGTTCTGTAAGAATTTATTATTAAAGGAGGCTATCATGTCTAAAGAAGAAGAAGTAAGACAGGTAAGAGATTTACACTTAATACATTGTGTAGACCCATTAGTTAGTAATGTTTTAATTTGGGGCGATTTAACAGCTTCTAAACAAGCGGAGTGGACACAGTACCGCACTGATTTACTTAATGTACCACAGCAATCAGGCTTTCCAACTTCAATTACTTGGCCTACAAAGCCAGAGTAGATGCTAAATAAAAGCCATATTGTATATTACGCATTTAGTGGTATGTGTGGTATTAATGAAAGCCCAAATCTAGTTTCTGAAATTGTTAACATTGACTTAGAGCCTTTGTTACCTAATTTACACAAAAAGTATGGGGATGACATTGATACAAAACATATCTTAAACTGCTACGCTTTACAAAAGGAATTAAAAAATACTTTTATTTATAGATCACCTATTTCTTTTGATGTTAACTATACAGAAGATGAGCGTTTATATACTATAGATGGGGTGAATATAAATAGCCAATCAGAATTTAATTTGCTTATAAATAACACTGACGTGCCTACAATTTACCAACTACTGTCTGGTTTTGGTCTTTGTGTAATAAGCAATAATAATTCGTTACCCATTAGTATACAGCCTGCTAATTACCATAAAACAGAAGTATCTAAATTTCCAATAGTTACAGGTTCTTTTGATTGTGCAAAGTGGTTTAGACCTATTCATCTTGCTGTTTTTAATAAAGACAAAGTAGATTTTAAAGTTAGAAGAGGTGATCCATTATTCTACATAAAATTTCATACAGATAATAAGATAAAATTAAAGCGTTTCCTTATGACAAGTGAAATTACTTCTATTATGAAAGCTACAGTTACCACAAAAAATTACATAAAAAACACTAAGTTAGCCAAGCTATATGAATTGTTTACAAAATCAAAACTAAAGCCGAAGCTAATAAAACTAATACAATCTGAATAAAAATGACAAAAGGCGGCAGATATTGTTAAATACCATAAAAATATGTTATAGTCACAGCAGTTTAAACTTAGGATACATAGTATAACATGTTAGGCTTTTCCCCATATTCAGCCGCGGCCTTCTCCGATGTAGGTAGTGGTGAGCAGCTGTTTATACCTACGGGGGTTGTGGGGACTTCGGCTGTTGGTACGGTATCAGTTACGGGGAATCAAAGTGGGCTAACTCTCGGCTCTGTACAAGGCTCCGCAGTAATCAGTGGCGTGGCAGTAGACGCTGGCGGTACACCTGTAATCACATCTCCAAACGTTATGGTAAGTGGTCTAGGTACAGTTATAGCTTCTACAGACTTAGAGCTTACACTTACAGGCGTTGCGGCTATTGGGTCGCCGGGCACCGTTACTGTTATAAACGCCTCGGTTATTAGCCCTACGGGTCTTGTGGGCACTACGAATACTCCGAGTGTTTCTACTACTTCTAATGCTACGTTCTCCATAACAGGCGTAGCTGGAACTATGTCTGTGGGCACGGTACAAGGCCAAGCAGGTGCAGGTGTGGTTGCTACTGGAGTTTTTGCTACAGGTAGTGTAGGCTCTGTAACAACGACGGCCGCAGCATTGGTAACTACTACTGGGGTATCAGCTACAGGAACCGTTGGACAAGCACTTGTATGGGGTAGGATTAAGCCTGATCCCGGTACAATATGGACAAGAATAGCAGCGTAAGGATGGATAATGCCTAGTACATATACAGACAATGGTGGCATTGAGCTTCCAGCCAGCGGAGAACAGTCCGCTACATGGGGCAACACCGTAAACGATAACATGAGTATTATAGATCGACTGACTAACGGAGTCGGTTCAATTACTCTTTCCGGCACAACCCATACACTGACTACTACTGATGGCACGGTTTCTGACGGGCAATACAAAGTCCTCGTACTGGGAGGGTCTCCTTCTGGAACTAACACGGTGACTGTGAGCCCAAACGATGGGCAGCACATATATATTGTTAAGAACGGTACTGGGCAGACAGCCACATTTACTCAAGGTTCTGGGGCAAACGTCAGCGTGTTAGCGAACACAACTAAAATTATATATTGTGACGGTGCAGGTTCTGGTGCAGCTGTTGTAGATATTACAGGTTCTTTAGATCTTGGCGCGTTAATAGTAGGGGGTGTAACTGTAACTTCTACGTCGGCAGAACTTAATAAACTCGATGGGTTTACGGGTGACGTTAACGATTTAAACTACGCTAAAGATTTACGAGCGACAGGGGTTACAACTTCTGAGTTTGATGTTCTCGATGGTATTACAGCTACGACGGCTGAAATTAATTACGTCGATGGCGTTACATCCAACGTACAAACACAGCTTAATGCTAAAGCGCCTTCTTCAAACCCTACGCTCACAACACCTACGCTTGGCTCTGCTATTACGATAACAGGCGGAACGCAAAGCTGGACAGTAACAGCGGCGGGGACAAACTTAACTTTTGCCTATAACGGCACAAATGTCCTTCGCGTAGATAGCTCCGGCAATCTAACAGCCTTGGGTGACTTAACTACTAATGGAACTATTTCGTAACTATCTCATTGGAGGTTTATAATGCCACTACAAAAACTCCAATTTCGCCCCGGAATTGTACGAGATACAACCGATTACACTAACGAAGGTGGTTGGCGTGACGGGGATAAAATACGTTTTCGTTTAGGTTTCCCCGAAACTATTGGTGGTTGGACTCAGTACACAAACACAGCTATGTTGGGAATCTGCCGCGATCTACATGCGTGGACTTCTTTAGCAGGTACAAGGTTTGTTGCAGCGGGTACTAATTTAAAACTATATGTTTTAGACGGTAATAGCCCTGTAGACATTACGCCTATCAGACAAACTACTTCTGCAGGGGATGTTACCTTTGCGGCTACAAACGGCTCTTCTACAATTACTGTGTCAGATGCAAGCAACGCCGTCTTTTTAAATGATTTCGTTACGTTTTCAGGGGCTGTCAGCCTTGGGGGAGCTATAACCGCCGCGGTGTTGAATAAAGAATATCAGGTTACTGCAATAATCGACGCTAACTCTTACACTATAACTGCTACCGCTACGGCTAATTCTTCAGACACAGGTAATGGTGGTAGTTCCGTAGTAGGTGCGTATCAAATAAACACAGGTTTAGAATCCCCTGCGTCCGGTAGTGGATGGGGTGCAGGTGTTTGGGGGCGTGGTACATGGAACTCTCCAGCGGACGTAACAGTTCCGGGTGCACAACTTCGTTTATGGTCTATGGACAACTTCGGAGAAGATTTATTAGCAAACGCTCGAGGTGGGGGTATCTACTACTGGGATACTTCTGCAGGTACTTCTTCTCGTGCTGTAGATATAACTAGTTTAAGTGGGAACAACCAACCTCAAGTTGCTAACATTGTCCTTGTTTCTGAACGAGATAGACATGTCATTGCATTTGGCTGTGATCCACAAGGCGATCCCGGCGTACTAGACCCACTTACAATACGGTTTTCAGATCAAGAAAGTTTTACTGACTGGGCGGCGACATCAACTAACACCGCTGGAGAACTACGTATAGGTACAGGCTCTGAA